CTATTTAATTGTATGCTTGTGTACCCAACCATTATTGCTAGGTGAGTATGTTCTGCACCAAATATTACCCTCTGCATCTTGAATCTCTTCAAATACATAGACAGTCTCGCCTTTTTTAAGCGTTCCAATTTCTTTGTTGAATGTGTAGTTACTGAAATCACTACCTGCACGCTGTCTTAACGATGCAGTATATTGAATCGTTCCTTTGTAATGTGGTGTCTTAGACCATGCTTTGATACGTTTTGAACCTTTAGTTGCAGGTTTTTTAACAGGTGGCGATTGTTTCACTACTTTTTCAGGTGCAGGTGCAACTTTCTTAACAGGTGCATCGCCATTCATATATTTCACAACTAGATTGTCAATCACAGTCATATCACGTCTATTATAACCACAAGCAGCTAATAGATTACCTGGATCTTGTTTATCAGCTTGGATATCTTGATGTCCAGGCATTTGATTACGTGGATTAATATCCCACGAATTACATAAAGCTGCCATAATTCGACAAGCATTATCTAACGATTTAAGAGATTTATTTCTATCACTGTAGTATGATGCTTCAACACCAAACGCTACATCATTTGCATCTGCACCATACCAAGCGTTATCTGTTGGTGTATTGTAAATCACATGCCATGCTTTTTCAGTTACAGGAATACAGATAATACATTCAGTATCATCCACAAAGATATGTGCTGATGCAACACTATCCCATGGTTGCATATAAGTATTCTTATAGTAGTTCACGTTCTGTTGTGCTGTTGTGTTAGGGTTTCCTGTGTCGTGGAATACTGCGAATTTAGGATTACCACTGTTCAATCTTTGTCCTGTTCTTCTTGTCCCTATTGGTAAAAAATCTGTGTATACAGGTACACCATTCCAAGTACCGATTTTATTTTTAGCCATAATTATTTTCCCTCCATTTTTTCATTATTATCTTCAATATCTAATACTTTTTTAAATTTCTGTGCTTGTTGCGCATTGCGAGTAATATTGTTATTTCTCCAATAAGTCCACACAATAGATCCAATTAAAAATAAATCACTTAATGTTTGGTAGATAAAAGTTTCATCACTTTTAATTAGTGGTTTTCCGTAATGTGCTAGAGCTGAATTGATTAGTGCAATTAACAGCACGACTAAACGTGTCAAAGCTAACTGTAGTTCTTTATTCATCTGTTTACCTCCATATAAAAAGAACACCTCATCGAGATGTTCTTAAATATTTAATTTCTTTTCAATTTTTTCTAAAGTCTTTGAAATGTGTTTGTTTTCAGTCGTTAACGTATGCAACAACTTTAAATCTTCTCCGATTTTTTTAATATCTTCTGATATTTCAGCTTTATAAGAAATGAACTCTGTTTTTAATTCTGTAATATCTTCTTTATTACTTTTCACTTCTGCTTCAATCAATACCATTCGACCTTCATGTTTCTGTTTATCACTACTCGTCTTTTGATATACGCCTAATACTGTTAAAGCTAAAGGTATAACTACAGTAATAAACCATAACATTAAATCTCCCTGATCTAATTGCATTTTTCACTCTCCCTTATTTACTCTCTAACGCTTCGATACGCTCAATTAGTTTATCCATACGCTGTTTCAGTGATTCGTTCTCACTTATCAATTCTTGAACTGCTTTCGTCAAAGTAGACACATATTCATAGATGTTGATACCTTTGTCATCTTTAACATGTTCAGGTGTCTCACGTTCAACGATCAACCCATGATTCAGCGTGTCGTCTCCGTTCTTCAATTTCTCTTTATAATTATATTCATACAACTTCATAGCTTTTACAGTTTCTATACCGTTGATATCCCATTCACGTATGTTCGTCTTCAACTTTTCAGATGAACTGCTTACAACTTCTCCGTATATCTTCGCTGCTTGAAAGTCTGCGAACTTATCTGTAGTGCCTAATTGTGTTACTTTCACTCTTCCGTTAGATTTAGGTCTTAAGTATAAGTGAGTTCCGTTATCCTGAGTATTCACGTCTAAATGGTTCCCGATATATCCTGATGCACGAACAGCCTTATATCCACCATCATTTAAACCATCTGACATGATTCTTAATTCATCTAAATCTATCCCTATATACCCGTTCGATTTCAAAGGGAATTTAAAAGCTAACGCTCGAAGTGGTCTGTATGCGTAACTATCTATTTCTCCGTCTCCAGGGATACCGTATATATTGACCACGCGTCCTTCTGCTCCTGGAGCACATCCTAAATAAACGTTACTTACAGAAGTTCCTAAAGCAGAAGATGTTACGAGTGTATTGTCTGCTCTGAATAAAACCTTTCCTCCATCGTTATATCCGAATACCCCATAAGGTGAGATGGAAACTTTCCTGCCACTACTTACATCAACGAACTCAGCATCTCCACCATTTACATGAAAATAACTCTTTGCTCCCGGACTTGTAATATTAAGTCCAATTAACGATTTACCTACGATACTCTCGGCGACTAACCCTTCGGCAGTAGCGACCATGCGTGGTGTTCTACCTCCATCTGTCGAGATATACCATCCGGCACTATTTAAACCGACAATGTTATTAGGGTTATTCTTATCTATAGCAAAGATACCGTTATCTAATACTAACTCTGTACTGACTGACTGTATCTTCTTAATCATCTCTTGTGCCATTACATCAAGTGTGGCGAATGGCAATTTAACGAAACTTTTCATCATATCAGTTACAGTTTTCATAGCTGAACTCATTTTAGAAGCATAACGCTTTCTGATAGATTGACTGCCAAAGTCAACATTGCATTCTTTTAATACATCTTTCTCGTCATAACGTTCTTCTATACCTGTAACACGTACCTCTTGCTTTAGATCAATACGTTCATCAAGTAAGAAAGTTCTGTCTCCAACTGTAGGTATACCATGCGCATATCCCTGCTTACGTAAATCATGTAATGTAGCAGATACTGTGACGTTCAAACTTTCATCCACAGATTCTTTTAATAGCTTATCCATGTACGCAGCATCTTTAATACGTCCATCTATTATAGGTGGAGACATTTCCCTTACTCCTATAATAGAAGCAAGCTTCGAGGTATATGCACGCTTTAAAAGTGATTTATTATAATAATCTTCTTCGCCCTCTTTAAAGTTCCCGAAACCTTTTCTATGCGTATAATATGATGTCGCATCAATCGACTTACTAATGTTCGATGCGTTCAACTTATATTTATATAGAAAGTTCGTGTCGTTCCCTATCATGTCTTTTAAATAAACTCTACTACCTACAACTTCAAACTCAACGTTAAATTTATCGATTGCCTTCTTGAATAAATCTAATCGTGATAACCCGTTACCGAAACCATCCCAAGTTGTAGCAGTTCTTTGAGCTTCTAGGATAGGTGTAAACGATGTATTAGCGAATATCAGTTTAAACGCTTCTGAGAATGTGATACTACCATTTCTACGAGGGTGTATAACCGACGTACTAAATTCATCATAAAAAAGAGGCTTCCCCCTCAACTTTAAGTAGAAGGAGTTGCCTTTTGGGATTTTATCGATATATACGATTTTATAGTCGATGTTCTTATATGTGACCGTCCACATTTCAGATATTGAGTTTAGATTGAGTGCGTTATTCTTCTGCTGATGTACCTCTAACTCAATCGTGTGGTCGCCATTTAATTCTTTTTTTATCGTCTTATTCGCAAGTAATGCATGAGTGTTATTTTTTAAATCTGTGATTATGAGCAATTTGTATCACTTCCTTACTTTCTAAATAATCAAAGAACTGTATAACTAACATGCACTTGCACACCTGATTTGTCATTCGAAGTCGATATGTCATGTGCTAGAGAAACAGAACCACTAGGATTTATAGTTAAAGTGTTGTATTCTTTATTACCACCGGTTACTGGCACTGTAAATACTACCTGTTGTTTAGGTCTGTAACCCTCGTCAATATTAAAAATCGGTTTAGTAAAGTTACCTTCCTTCCCTAAAAAATGTCCTGTGATCGTGACAGTATCCCCAACTTTTATATACTTAACTTTCCTAGAATCTTCGGATTTCCAACCATTCAAAAATCCTGGAGTTTTCCATACAGGATTATTAGGTATCAAACTTACAGTATGAGGTAATCCTTCAACTGAAGCTGTTAATTTAGACTTAGCTTCTAAATGTAGGTCTTTCTTATGACTACCAACATAATTGTAACCACGTATTGCTCCGATTAGCCTGCTGGAGTCGGTATCAGATTTATTATATAAAGCTTTGCCTTCTAGTATATAAGCATACTCTTCGAAATAACTTTTAGCTTTGAAAGTACTTTCTTTATTGAAAACAGGAATTCTTCTATCAATGTAGTTGTTTTCAATTTTTTTCAATCTCACCGAATTTTCTGCAGTAGTATTCACTTGAGAATCTATTTCTCTACTCGTTTTTTTAGGTACATATAAAAAGTCGTAAACTTTTCTTTCGGTTGTCAAATCGTTATCGATAAGTCCACCAATGAAATTGCCATTATGAATCGCTTGTGCAGAGCCACCACCATCAAGAGAATATGCATCCATCAAGTTTAAGCTTTTAGATATCCTAGTGATATCTTCATAAGTCATCCCTATATTATTAGACTTTCTACCATCAGTAACAATCACGTATAAATCTTTATTAGTATTTGTACCCACTACTACCCTAGGATGAGGTTCAGAGTAGGACCCTACCTTAGCAAAACTCTCTAGAGGTAGTTCCTGACCATTCTTAAGTATAGAAGCAAAGCCTGTAAAGCTATTATATACATTATCCTTCAGCATAGTGTCTGAAGTCGTATCTGATGGATAGTACTTAAACTCCCTATCCTTAGTTATACCTAGTATCTCATACTTTGAAGGAGTATCTTTATAGATTTCTCCGTCTTTTATATGTATCCCATATAATCCGCCGCTATTAAAAATACTAGCATTTACTACAAAACTAGATCCAGTTCTTTCGAAAAACTCCCTAGGTGTTTCTCCTTCACTCTTATCTGTAGTACCTTTCTTTATTTCTATCTTTTCTCCGTCCTCATCTTCATAAGGTATGACAGTAACCCAATAATCCGTACTTGAAACTTCGTCTCTATATGATCTTGTGACTATCTCGTTGTAAAAAATATTCTTTTTCACATCATCTAATCCATCGAAATTTAATCGCGATTGTTTAATCCATTTTGCCCCATCGTAAACATATACTGCGTTCTCATCTGTTACTCCTCTGATTTCTTTTAATTCTGCTTCTTTTGGTAAATCATTAAACGTAGCAACTGCTTCTTTTGGTTTGAAATCGTTTTTATCAATCCATCGAGAAATCATCTCTTGGATAGCTTCTGAAGATAATATCTCATCACCTTTTCCGTTTACGAAACCCCACAAGTTCGACATTTCGCCGAATAAATAAGCAAAATTACTATTCACACCATTCACGTTTTCTCTATTTCCTCTGCCTGTATAAATATTTCTTATCACCATTTAATCCCTCTCCTTATTTATAGTAGTATTTAAAATCAAACTCGATACTACTTAATTTGCCACCTGTTATTGAGAAATTGTTCAACCCCGGTGCAATATCTATAAATGTTAAATTCGTATCACGTAGTATGCTGATGTTGTTTAGTTTGATGTTTAGTCCGTCTAATATTAACGTGCCACTCACTGCTTTATTAACTTTAAACGTTTTACCTGTCGTTAAATTCTTGATGCTGAAACCACTCGATGCACTCACACCTTTAACAGTAATTTTCAAGTACATACTTTCAGGCTGTACTGTCACGTTACCTGCGTTGAATACTTTAAATTCATTTGTGGTAAATGTGTACCGAGTGTTATCGAAGTCGATATTATCAGCAGTACCATGTAAATCAGTATTCTCATCATACGCTTGTGCGTTCAGTTGCATTGTTGTGTAGCGTGTCTGTGCATACGGTAAATCTACAGTAGTCAACTCAATAGAAAATTCATTGATATGTTTTTGATCATCAATCGTAATTTCACTCAAACTTTCAACGTAGTACTGTTTGCCATCTACATATTCACTTGATATGAGTGTCATATCTCCTGCCTTACTACCAATCGTTTCATAATGTACTGTATTATAGTTATTTCGCATTTCACGTATATAATACTGTCCGTCAAACAACTCGTTGATACAGTCACGTAGATGTGCTACGTCATGACCGTAATCTGCTTTAGCCTGGACGATTAATGTTATCTTTCTCGTCATGTAGTCGTAGCCATAATTAACTACACCACGTCCCTCTATTTCAGTTCTGTAGGAATTCTTACTAATCCCACCAATAATAAAAGAAAGCACCTCTAAAGAAGTGCCTGTCAATTCATTATCAGATATTTTATATTTCTTTGTACCTTTAATAATTTCTGCATCTATATAATTCATACATTCACTCCTTTAGAACGCTAAACTTTCATCGATTGCATCTTCTGTATTTACGTAACTTCTAATTATCTCTGCATCACCTTCGTTGTGGACAGCTACGTTAACAACTGGTCTTGCTACGTCTACACCACTTGAAATGTCTGCATCGACTGTATTACGTAAATCTTTATTGAGAGATCCTAAATCCTTATTCATACTTGCGTTGACTGATGCGAAGTCAGGATTGTAAGCATCTATCATTTCTTTTGCCATTTCAGTCACACTAGCGACTGCCATTCGTGCATTATCAGTAATACCGATAGCCATACCTTCACTTGTAAATGCACCGATTTCTCTAAATACTTTAGAAGGCGATGCGATACCGAGTTTTGATTTAGCAGCTTCAATTGCGCCACCAACTGCATCGACTGCTGCCTTAACTAAATCGCCTGCTTTTTCTTTGATACCGTTAATCATACCCATGATTAAATCAGCACCTGCGCTGATCATGTCGCCAACAAAATCACCAACAGCACTTACCATGTCGCCTAATGCACCTGTTAATGAAGATAATGCTTCAGAGCCACCTGATACAATTTCAGATACGAAGTTAGACATGGCATCGATAACGTTAGAAATCGTCTGAGATGCCCAATCTATGATGGCGTTTAACATATTTCCGAGTGCTTCTACAACCGCATCTTTCGCAGCATTAAACTTCTCGCTAATCCATTGATATGCATTTTGAACAAAATCGCTAATGATAGGTAGAATTATGCCAACGACATTAGATATCATTGTCATCATAGAATTCCAAATGTTAGAGAGTGTAGACTTTATGGTTTCCCATGCACCCGACCAATCGCCATTAAGTATTTGCATACCTACTTTAACAATCCCGAGAATTAAATCGACTGCAATTCGTATTACGTTTTTTATCATTTCCCACGCTACTTGTACAATCGGAACAATGATAGCCATAGCAACTTGTATTACAGTAAGAATTGTATTCCAAATACGTGTCGCAGTTTGCATGATTAAATCGTTATTTTCATTCCACCAGGAAACTAAAGTCCCCCATATCTGCATTACGAAAGTAACAACTGCTTGTATAGCCATAGAGATGTACTCTTTAATCTGATTCCATATTTCAGTAACTTTGATGCGGAAATCCTCGTTTGTTTGCCATAGATAAACGAACATCCCTACTAATACAGCAATAACAGCAATAATTGCCCACACTGGTGCTGTAATCATACCTAATGCACCACTTAACAAACCAAAGCCGATGCGTACAAAATCAAGTACAGGTGCAAGTTGCATGAACATGCCTAACAAAGTTAGACCGATTGCTACAATTTGTCCTATCATAGGGTGTGCTTCAAGCATTTTTGATACCCAATCAGCAAATCCACTCACCATTTCTAGCACTGCTTGTCCAAGTGGCGCTACTGCAATACCAAAATTAACAATCGCCATCACGATACTACCGATTAATCCCATGATCGTCGGACCATTTGTCTGCACGTATTCAATAAACTTCTGAAATCCGTCACTTGCAGCTATCGTTGCACTCCATTCGGCAAACTTCGCACTCATAATAACTAACGAATCGAATATTGTTTGTGAATTTGGTGCGAATGCTTTAAACAGGTTGAAGATACCCTCGAAAGTATTACCGAAGATTTCTCCAATTTTAGGGAGATTTTCTTGGACGTAAGCGATAAAATTCTGTATACCTTCGGCAGTACTTACTTTTTGTGACCACTCCTGAAAACTTGTGGCCATATTTTGAAAGCCTTGCGACATAAATTTAAACAAAGGAGCAAACTGTGTGAAAATATTAATAAAGCCATCTCCAAATCGCCCTATGCCATGCAATAAATCATTAAATATTTGTACGCCTACGCCACCCATCATCTCGAAAAATTTCTGTGCAGTTGAGCTTGTTTGCGCCCATTTCAACATCTCAGATGAAGCATTCTGCATAGCAGTAACTACACCACTTAAAAATGGCGTAAGCCCTTCTAACGCAACTTTTGCAGTATTCATGCCATTAGCCATTGTGGTGAAAATACCGTCAGCGTTAAGTGTTACTATCTCTTGCCACTTGCTTTTTAAACCATCTAAAGCAGATTGATACGCTTGAGTTGCGCTACTTGCCTGTATAAGCCCATCTTCTAACATTTTGATAGCTGTTGATGCCATAAAACCGAAAGCGTAAGCACCTGCTTGTAAGATAGCAAACGCACCGTATAAACCTATAGCACCTCCACCAACTACAGCTATAGCGTTACCCACTGCCATGATTGCAGGTACTAATGCTGCGACAATAGGTATTATTGCAGTGAACGAACTGAGTAGCCCACCTTTGATTACGTTAGCTCCTACAGTACCAAATGAACGTATACTGTTCGCGAGTTCATCCATATCACTTCCGAATTTATCATTAGCACTTTGAATCTGTCGCCATGCTGCCATGAATTTATTTGTTTTCAGTTCAACTTCTTTTTCGATGTCGTCGGCTTCAAACCGTTTTGCTAGTGCTTCAGCTTTTAACAAGTCACGTCTAAAGCTATTGATATTTGCTTCAATGTCTACTACGACATCATCATCTAAACTCTTTGCCATCGCCATTACCTTCTTGATATCACGTTCAAAGTCGTCAATATCTGCCATGATTTTAGCAACGAATTCAGCCATATCCATACGCTATCACTCCTTTCTGTTTGCTTTGTTTCGTTCGTCAATCCACTTCTGCATTGCAGCATCTCGAATTTTACGAATCTGTTTACGCTCCCATTTTTTCTTCTTCTGATCTAATTCATAAGAGCCCTCAGTCTGATTGATTAACGCACGTTCTTTTTCTAACTTACGGTTAATATCTTTAATATCCTTACCGTTCGTCATACGCGCGTACATTACAGCTTGTAACCTCAAATCTTCTAAAGCGTCTAAGCGTCTATGTCTTGCGCCTTTAACCATTAGCTCCCATTCTTTTAATGTCATTGAGAGTAAATCGTCTAAAGGTATGTAACCAATCATGCGAGAAGTTGTTTCTACAATGTAATCAAAATCAACTACTTGGCGATTTCGTAAGGTGTTTTGCCTGTGATTTCTTGATACAGATTCTTGAACATTTCCACTTGAGCCAGTGATTCTTCTTTTTCTTCTTTCGATTTCGCTCTCGCTGAAGTGTTCATCATGAACCAGTACGTCTTCATCTTTCCCTTAAAATATCCACCTTCATTTAATACTTCTAATGCTGATTTGAAGTATTCGAGCATGTCTGTACCTTTATCGATTTCTTCCATGAAGAATTCTTCGATTTCATCGAATGTGAGTTTATTATTTTTCTCGTGTGAAGTCGCACAATGCCAGAATTGAATTAATTTCTCTACATCTTGTTGCATAAGCCCCATAAAGATACTTACAACACCATCTGATTCAACTTCTTTACCTTTGTGTTCAGTTTTACCTGCGTATTGTTTTGCTGTACGTGAGAAAGCTACGCTACCTTTTGCTTGATAAATGTGGTTATTGATTGTGATTTGATTTGACATGTTATTACTCCTTTATAAATATATTTTTGACAAATAAAAAAAGGGAGCTAATGCTCCCTAAAATTAAACTGTTGGTGCGTTCTGATACGCTACATCTTCGTAGTCGCCTGTTTCCTGTCCGATTGTCTCGTACAGTACTTGCTTAGCAATAGACGCATCTAAGATAACATCAGGTAATTTAGGCTCGTTGCCACGCGCTGAATTTAACTTCACTTTGAATGATGCTTCTAATTCTTCTGATTCATCATCAATCTTAAGTGAACGTGATTCAGGTACGATATAAGCGAATACAGAATTGTGACCATCTTTTTCAACTGGTGAACCTGTTGATTTGTCTGTATACTTTACCACTTTGTTATTGATTAACCATGTACGCATCTGTTCACCACGTTGAATTGCATCAACTAAATCTTGGTCGCGTTTCTCATTTGAATCGTAAGGGAATGTAATCTCGATTGTTTCTTCGAATGATTCTTGAAACCAATCTTTTTTATTACCAACCAAACGTTCTTTAAGGTTATTCTCAATCTCGTGTCCAATTTCAGTTGATGCAGAAATAGCGTAATCTGCTGCTTTAGCTAATGCTTTTGATATTTTTGTTGGAATCGTTACTACTGTCCAATTATTTGCTGCCATTAAATCATCTCCTTATTTTTATATCGCACGTTATGTACGACTGTATAATTCATTCTCACTACACCATGCATCGTCTCTCTATCAATATCAGTGAATACTTGCTGCATCTCTTTCTTGATATGAATTACTTTCGCGTTTGGTAGTAGTGGTGTTTCTTCTAAAAAATAAACCACATCTCGCAATAACTGTCGTGTACTATCAGTCGCAAGATATGGCTTTTCTTTATTTCTGTGATATGCATGTACCGTAACTGAAATTGATTCAGTGTAAGCGTTCGTGCCACGAGTTTCAGTAACATCACTCTCGCCCACAACGATATAACTGAATTTCGGCATCTTATTACCATTAGCATCGACACCTATATTTTCAGTTACTCGGTCATGGATCTCTCCGTTTAACAACGTATTTAATTTTGATTGCAGTAAGTTACTCATGATGCCACGTAATAACTCTTGTTCTGCTGATGGAAATCTCATTTAATCACTTCCTATTAAAGTAACTGTTAAAGTAGTCTCTACTAATGTGTAAGCTAGGATACCAGAAAGGCTGTGCAGGCATACCGTAAGTCGTATACCATTTACCGTCTTTTTGGTAGGACCATGGTATTTTATCGGCTTCCGAACCACCTGGCCCAGTAGCGTAAATACCAGTACCAAACTCAACGTAAATAGCATGAGGTGCATCCACAGATACGTGACCTTTATAGCCATCTACACTCTTTTCAATTGAGTTTAATAACTCGCTTGAATCAACTGGCACTCTATCGCTTGCTTGTGTATGCTGTAACTCAACAAACTCTTTCACACCTTTTTTTACATCTGCCTCAACACGCTTTTGAAACTGTTTCAAGCCTTTAACAATACTATTCATATACGACTTAATGGAATCTTTATCACTTCATGTTGTCCACCCTGGTCCTCTAAATCGCCAATAATACGATACTTAACATTTTCAAATGTTACTGTATCGGTTGATTTGATGTCAGAACCATAAGGGAGGTATAACTGTCGTGATAAATCTTTCTCCATATTTTTATATTTTAGTTGTTCGCTTGTTGAAGGCGTGTCCATGAAACCTGTCAAATCGTTAGTAGTTGAGATAGTAGTTTCTTTAGGTGGATAGACCGACTTGTCGATTGTCGTTGATGATCGTGTAACTGTGATGTTGTGTGGAAACTCATCTGTGTAATCTTTATTTGAAAACATGGAATTTCGCCTTCTTCCTTAACTTGAAAGGCTCAAGTATTCCTAATAGATAATCAGGTATATAACCATCATTATCTTTAAATGTATAGCTCACAGTCCCCATCGAACGTGCTTTAAGCCCTTTTTTAACTTCCGGTCTCTCATAGTACTCAATCACACTAGCGATAAACTTTGAAACTGCATAAGGATATACAATTACACCTTCTTCGTTCTTATATATTGAGAAGTCGTTACTCGTATGATATAAAACTGCGTCGAGTAAGCTGTTTACTTCTAATTCGAATAAAGAGAGTTGTTCATTCGTTATTTCAATACCGTTTGCTTTCAGAATCTCTTGTACCTGCGTAGAAAGTTGTGACATAAGTATCACCTACTTTTCTTTCGTTTCTTTTTCTTCTACACGAACGAATAAATCAGTACCTTTTGCAAGTTTTGGATATTTTACTTTGAAATCCTTATTGATTTCTTCTGCACGTTTTACAGTAAGTTCAATTTCATCATTCTTTTTTAAATTCTTCTGTTCGACTGATAAATTAACATCTTGTGTTGCTTTAAATAAAGCCATCTATATCACTCCTTTATATTAATAAAAAGCCTACTGTCATATTAGACAGTAGGTGCTTTAGGTTTAAGTGCTGCGAAAGCGTCAGGTTTAACGTTCATAAATGCGATGTGCATTGTCGCACGTAATGCGAACATATCACGTTCGAATAATGAAACTGGTTTACCTGATGCATCTGATGCGTCGATAGTCGTTAATGTAGCATCTTCTGAGATAGCATACTCAATACCTTGAAGAATACCGTAACGTGCATAATCCCAATCTCCCATTAAAGCAGCAGCTTGTTCTTTATCAAATGCGTTAGCGCCAGTATAAGCGATAGGTAAGCCCATAACTTCGTTAGTACCGTTAAACACTGGCTGTTTATTTGCATCTAAAGCCCCACGTAATTGACCTTTGAATGATTTTGTAGTTAATAATCCATTTGGATCATACTCGCCATCTTCAATCGTAATCATCATGTTGTTTAAGTCACTGTATAAATCTCCTGTAGAAGTAACAACGTTACCACTTTCAGTAGCGCCTGTGATGATTGATTTACCAGAATCTCCGTAAGGTGTTCCTTTACCGAATAATACAGCGTTATCAAACTTTTCATAAAACGCCTGTGCAATTAAAGGTTTCACTTCATTGAAGAAGTCCTTCGCAGTGTAACGTAAAAATTCTTTTGACAAAGGAATAATTACCCCTACTTTTTTTGCTTCCATTTCTGCAGTTAAGTATTCAGGTTTAGATGTTTGAATACGTTCTGTCTCTGATACCCAGTACGCTCCTAGCCCTTTAGCTAAGTATGTGAATGATTTCTTTGGTGCAGTCATCGTTTCACCTTTTGCTAACTTCATAACTGCTGAACCATTTAATATATCCTTTAAGATTAATGAGCCTTGTTCTTGTGGTACGAAACCTGTTTTCGCCTTTGATAATAAAACATTAGGTGGTGTATAAGTTGGAATTGCCATAAATAAATCTCTCCTTTAAATTTGTTTTTTAGTTATTTCTAATGTTTGCTTCACTGATTAAGTCGCTAAGACTTGCACTTTTAACACTGTCAGACTGTCCGTCTGTAAAATCTGTGCGTCCATTTGCTTTAACGTAACTGTCAATCTGGTCCTTCTTAATGCTTTCAAGCGTTTCATTTAATGAATTAAGGTTTTGTTCTGTAGTTTCTTCGTCATCTCCCAAATATCGCTCCACGAATGTTGCAGGAAGTTTCAATTCTTGCGCCTTGTTTAATGCGAAATTGAGTAGTTTCTCTCTCTTCGCTTCTGCATCACGTTTCTCAAGTTCTTGCTCAAGAGCGCTGATACGCTTTTGTTCTTCCGTAAGCTCTGGATTACGCTTTGCAACTTCTTCGTTAACTAGCTTTTCAAGATTGTTTTCTTTCCATGTATTGAACGACTTAGCATGATAACGATCTAATTCAGGTTGAATGAATCGCTTGCCTTCTTCTGCATCTAAAAAGTCTTTTACGTCATCTACAGACACCGTCTTAAGTCCTTTCAGATAGTCCTGTACTTCTTGACTGTCTTTGTTATCAGTCAAATACTGCTTAATATCTTGTAAATTCATTGATTTACTCTCCTTTTCCAACCACTGTGTACTTAATAAGTCCAAAGTGTTTGCATTTTTTATTTGCGCAAATAAATTGCATGAAAAATAAGCCTTTTAACGTCGTACTTAGGACGTGTGGAATACCACCACAATGAGATAAGGATGACCGCCTTTCTTCATGTTTATTGTCATAATAAATAGACCTTTTATAGTCTTGTCTAGGACTGTACGTTATTAAACTATATTCCAATCTTCTGCTAACATATCTGTTTGTGAAGCTAACCATCCAATAACTATAGAACCGTCGCTTGCTTTCATATCAATGTGAGGGTTAATCGATACTTCACTGTTATCTTCTGTATAGTGCATCCTTGCTTCATTGCGTAATTCAGATTTTGGAATAACAGACCCTTTAACTAAATAGATGAACATCCCTTTACCGTTCCACCCTTTTCGTGCTAACTTTTTACCTCTTTTTAATTCTTCAATAGCTTGTCCGAAATTCATTTAACCACTCCTTTTTATAATAAATAACCGTCAATCTCTCGACTGTCGGTTTAAAAGTTTAGTTATTCGGTTGTCGATGAGAGTAAAGTATCGCCATCGTATAGATGAATACCTTTATCGTCTAAAACAACTCTTTTATCAGGGGTTGGTTTTGCCACATAACATTACACCATTACGCTCATCAAACCATTTCTCCATTGCTTTATCTCGTATCTTTCTGAGTTGTCTCTTCTCTTCTTTCTCTAATTCTTCTTTAAACTCATCTGCTACCTTTTTCACTGCCTCATATACTTCTGAGCCATCAAGTTTAACAGTATACGTTGATGTATCTTCTTTTGGTTGTTGTAATTCTTCTAAGTGTTTATGCACAATCGCTAAATCTTCTTTTAGCATTTTGTTTTCTTTCTCTAATGCATCAACACGTCTCGCCTTATCACGAAGTGCTTCATATCTTCCCAACTTTAATGTAACTGATTCTTCCATATTTACTCCTCCACCCATTCTATTAAGTCGTCTACATTCGCTCTTACTGCCTCATAATTAATATCAACTTGGATATGTGAGTTTAAAAACTGTTTATCAACCATATCTAAGTTACAGTAGCCTGTCATAACTTCGCCTGATTTCAATTTTGTCGCAATCATAACGTTATCAAACTCATCATTCTTAGCCCATTCGAGTAAATTTTCGATATGTTCGATAAGTTCTTGTTTACTCGTTTTACTTTCTGATACGAATTTTAGTATCTTACTCATGTGATCACTCCTTAAATTTAATGTGTCTTATACATGTAATTTGAGCAATAAGACAAGCAAGTGATGAAAAGATGAAAGCTAGTGATAAATCGAAATATCCTTGCTTAACTGCAAGTGTCAAAAAATCTAACATTTTAACTAAAGAATAAGTGAATATAAACGCTAAAATAATTAGTAACAAATTTTTACGCACATCTAATACCCCCAACTGCCATCAGATTTTTTATGATAGCCATTCTCTAACATTTCTTTGAATTTCGTTGCATCATCTCTTACAGTATTCTTTTTCTTCTTAAGCATCTGCTTTCTATCCCAATCAATACCTTTACTTAACTGTTCGTAGTATGCAGGGTGGATGTTCTCGCTTACTTTATCTAGCCATATTTGATAACGGTCAAATTTTGTTCGCTCGTACAATGCCTGGTGTTCTTTAGACATGTGATTCTTGTCCATTTGTTGCAATTCAATACCGTTTACACGATAACCAATACTACAACGACATCCAGCATTTTCCCTCATGGCAAGCGCGCCTTTCATCATGCGAGGAGCAGGTCCTTTTGTCTGAGTAGGCTTACTATGAAATAAACCATCTTTATCTGCCTCTGTTGCATCGAGAATGATGTGTGTTTCTCGTACTCGTTTATCTCGTTGACTGATCCAAATTTTACGTAACTTATATTTTTCTTTGTTCTCTTCGTCAACATCGATATTCGCTTGTGATTGCGCTTTGCCTGTCTCGAGATTCGCTAAATTTTGTGCGTGTCGTTTGTATTTATCAAGTATGTGTTCAACTGCTTGTAACGTCTGTTTGTTATCAATATCATTCAATGCATTAGAAGTCACAACACCACTCAATTCATCAGTTAGCTTGTTGATATGATTATTTACGATTGTAGATAACTTATATTCGTCCACTTCACTATCTAAATGTTTAAGTAACTCATCATAATTACCAATCACTGATTTAATATCATCATCTGTCATTTGTGATAATAAGAATTCTGAGGGTGTCTTTGTGTGGATGTAACTTAAAGCTTTATAGCGCTCTATACTGTCTTGAATCGCTTTATAATGCTCTGTATTCAATCGTTTTATTTCTAGCTTTAATTGTTCTAACTCAATGTATTTCGTTGCTCTAGCATTGTCATACGTTGCGAGAACAGTATTTATTGTGTCGGTTATCTTCTTCGTATGATTTTTGAATGATAGGTGTATCGCATTTTCGAGTAAGCCAATCAGCATATCGATTAAAAGTGATATTTCTCTAAAGTTCATCTAATCACCCCTCAGGAAGTATACCTGTTTCTTTGCGTTCAATTTCAATTGCTGGATCAGGTATTAAACTTGAGTTCGCATATCTTGTTTCATCACTCACTTGTCCATTTAACGTCGCAAGCACTTGTGCTTCTTCCAATTTATTAACTGGAATGTTTCGAGTAAATACGAAATCAATATCCAGGTAATCATCATCATCTGTAATGACTTCGCGTTTATACTTCCACATACCAAGCAATACTTTGAATTGATACCTTAAGAATGCACTAAATTTACGTTCAAACTTCATGCATTTATTTTCTAGTGCCATTAACTTTAGCTGCATGCCGATTACCGGTACATTGCCACTAAACTCTTCTGAATTAAAGTTTACTGATTGACTAAATCGCATGATATTCTTTTCTAATCTGTTGAGGTGGTTCTCAATCATCGTGTCGTTTACGTCTTTAGTGAGATAACTTACATCTTGCTCTTTATCAAATAATTCGAAGGCGCCATTCTTTTTAACGTTCTGTATCTCTTCTTCATCAAGTCCTAATCCACGTAAGATTAAATAAGCCAATCTCGTTTGACTAATCTCGCTTGATGCGTCTGATAACGTTCTGTCATAATGGTCGATTAATGATTTAACTCGTTCAGCGTCTCCCATAAGTTCATCGTTATTAGGTACACCGAATAATGGCACATCTACTGCCAGGTGGTCATATCTACCGACTAAACGTAAATTTTCAATATCGCCTTCAAATACATAATAGTAATCTTCATCGTAAAATTCTGCATAATACGTGAGTTGGTCCGTCTTACTATCTCTGACCGGATAATAATATAAAGCGTATTCAGGTTCGCTCATATCATCGCCGACAAACACAGTGTTGAAAGGTTTCAAGTTCTTTATCTTCGTTTCGCCATTCTTATCAACATAAATCAATCGTGATGCATAACCACAGATTGTAGCCATCTTACCAAGTTCTGCATTCTTATCATCTGTATTGTTCAGTCTGTTAAAACGATTAATCGCATCTCTTACGACTTCGTTGTCAGTCTTGTAACTAATAGGAATACCATGCATATAACCTGTTCTGCTTTCGGGTATTTCGAAGTCAAAAGGGTTGTTTAATTTATTATTTACGTACTGATCAATACGTCTTACGTTGCCACCTGTTTCAAAATCTTCATATTGTTTAACAGGGTCATACTTGAACACCTGTAAAAATTCTCGACTTGATTTATAGCGTTCATACATTTCTACCATTCTTTCTCGTTCGGGTAGATGTAGTTCAATCAAGTTCTGAACATATCCAGGTTGAATGCCGTTTTCGCGTATCGCTTTTACTAATTCAACTTTATTCATCTTTTGCGTCTCATCCTTTCTGGCTTAGTGTGAGTGTAAATTGCATAACGTATACTGTCGAGCACGTCATCATATACTTTTGCAGGTTTACCTGTATCGCCTTGCCAAACGTAGTTATATACTTCTTCCTTGAATCGTGTAGCAGTATCAACAAAAAAGAAGTTACCAGTTTTAATTAACTTAGCAACTTCTTCAACACCACTTAATATATTCTTGTCTGCGTTTATCGCTCTTAATCTATACTTGCGGAATTCTACGATATATTCTGGTCTAGCAGTATCGCAGTACATGTTAATGTTCCCATAGCGACTTACGATGTCTTGTGCGATATTCACCCATTCATCAATGAACTTGTGTTGATGTGCATGTTCTTCTACAAGATAAAATTTGCCGTCAGTCGCACGTCCTATAACGACAATTGAGCCATAATGTTCGTATCCCCAATCGACACCAGCGAAGTATTCTTTGAATTGAATATCTTGTAATTGTTCCGTATTGATCAAGTGAACATCTTTATTGAAGTCGCTATATACAACACCTTCTGCACTAACCCATTTTCCGTAGATATCCCTATCCGTGAACATCCCACTTGGCGTACTCGCAATGATTGATTCAATGTATTCATCATCTAAGAATGTATTATCGTGCAACGTAAACTGAAATGCTTTGATGTTCAATTTACCATTCGATAATCGTTGCCCACTATTATCAATATAATCAGTTTTAACGGGATGCATAGGGTTTTCAGGGTTGGTATCAATCAATACTTTAGCACCTTTATAACTACAACGTGATAACACTTCTTTAACGAATTTATCATGTAGTGCTGTTCCTTCATTCAAGAATGCACCTGCTGCGGTAAAACCCCTTGCTTTCTTCCATGCATCCGAATTCTGACCGTCAAATACATATACTTTATTACCGAATATCTTCACTGCATTTGCTTTATCAAGTTTCAGTTCCTTACCTAGTATCAGTTCCATATCATCGAGTATGTTACGTCTGATTGCTGCTTGTGTAGCACCACCGATAATGAAGTTTAAACCCTTATCTTTATACTTAGCGATATGCATTAAGAACAGTAGTATGAACACGTAAGTCTTACCAGCACGTTTAGCACCAGATGCAACTAATATCTTTGGTTGCTCATCGATAAAGCAGTTCCAGACTTCTTGTTGTTTTGGATTCAGCAATTGATTAATCGTCACTGTTACCACCTGCCAACTTAATTAATGCATCAGCTAAGTTATTTTCAGTAGAAGTTTCATCCGTCTTATCCAACTGTTCAATTTTCTTTGCAAGTAACTCGATTTCTTTTTGAAGTTTCTCGAGTGCCAATTTGCCATTGATTACACCATTCACCCTCAGTATATGTTCGATAGCTTTTTGTCTAGCTTCTAGATCAGGAGTAAAAGTGTAAACAACATCTTTGGTATATTCACCTTTTAAATTATCGTAATGTTTGCTGATACTCTCAATATCATTACCTCTAGCAATGTCAGAAGATATCACTAAAGCTTCTTCTACTGACATCAATTTATCGTTTTCAATTTTTTCTATGCGTTTTGCAATATATTCTGAAATGTGAGGTTTTGTGAGGTTTTCATACCCTGTTTCTTTAGCCGTCTTATTGCTATATCCAGCGTTGATTGCAGCTTGAGTAGCATTCCCATGAATAATATATTCATCCGCAAACCTTTTCTGTTTTTCAGTTAATTTCACTCCATATCCCACCAACTTTCACGCTAATTGCTTAATAAATTTTCGTACTAAAAAACACCCACCGGAGTGAGTGTTAATAATTACAATAAACTTTTTTCATTTCTTTTTATAAATTCAACAATATCCGTATCTTTATCAATCTCAAAATACTTAGCTCTATATTCTGTGCTAATACATACCACATCAACCCATGAAGTATTTTCTTTCTCTCTTCTTAAGTACTCAACTTTATAATGCTTGCCGTTAATCTCTAAAAATTCAGTTCTTTCCAATGTTCTTCTAATGATGTTTTCCATAATATCTTCTCCCTTTGTAATTAATTGGTACATTTACATGTACACTTTTATAATACAAAATCCACCCAGAGATTACTAGGTGGATTGTAACAATTAATCACTTTAGGAGATGTAAAGCATTTTTACTTTACATAAATGTATATTTCGTAAGACAGTGACAAGTGTTTTTACTTTACAGAAGAAACAGGTTATAATCTACTTCTTTAGCTATTTTTTCTTTAGCTCTCTCATAGAATTTCTGTATCGAGCCTTTTGCCAGATTTAATATTTCAGCTACGTCCTGAAAGCTCATTTTTTCGCAGTCAATCATCAAGAATACTTCAAGCTCTCTCTTACTCAATCTCCCTAAAGCATGACTTATATTATTATTCGCATCTTTAATATAATCATCATACTCATCGAATGATACTTTCTCGTAGTGATTATCATCGATTACTGATTCCAAGACTTTATGATCTACTAAATATACAGTTCGTTTGTCAATGGCTCTATGCTCATTTGGATTATGCCCTGAGCGTAGCCATTCAATAATAAATAACTGTTCGTTATACATACTATTTAATATCTGTAATTCGTTCATTACCGGACATGCTACAGTCTGATTTTTGCCTTTATTCTTCCCTTTGCTTTCCTTATATGCATCAAGTACGTCTTTATTCTCTAATTTAAATGATTCTATGCGCTCTTTTAGTTCTTTAGATGACTTTATATACTCTATCAATAAATCTCTCATATGAGCCTCCTAGCGTGATATAATATAGTTGTCGAATATATAAATCACGAGCCGAGTAAGGCTCTTTTTTATGAGATTTTTTCATTCGTCTTATCAATCGCTCGCTTGATGTAGTACTCTGCTTTCTCCAGATCTTGAACATTGTTTTTATGCGGAGCTCGTGCAACGTATTTAATAACATTAGCGATACTGTTTGCAACTACAGATGGATAATGCTCTATAACCTGTTCAATGAAATCAATCACTTCAATTTCACCGTAATTATAGTGTCCTGCTTTATTAATGATGTCGATTATTTTTTCTGATTGCTGAGAAGTATTTAATTCATTCTCTAATTTCTCGATGAATGCATTTTTTTCTTTCAGCTGCTCTTCATAATTCAGTACCATCTCAGTCTCTTTGTCTTGATACTCTTTAATCGTCGCATTCGCCTGCTTAACAGTCTCTTGCAAGTTCCTATTTACATCACTGATTTTATCGATTGTATCTTTATGCTTTTCAAGTTGAGAATTAAGGTTTTTCACTTTATTATCGACTCTATCTTCAACAACTTTTTCTAATCTTTTAAGCTTAGCTGTCGCATCTTTCTCGAATGTCTCTCTATCACGAATCGCTTTCTTCTTATCTTTTTCAAGCTGCTTGATTTCTAAGTTTTTTTCGACAAGTTTCTCTTCATACGTTTTTTTATCTGATTCTTTGCTCTCAAATAATATTCTATATTTATCTTCTAACTCTTTAACTTGATCAAGTAACTTGTCATATTCAGACTTCTCAATCGTTTCAACAATTGGTATTCGACTTGCACCTTTTACAGGTTTCGTCTTAATTACAGGTGCTTCATCAAAAATAAGTCCTTGCTCTCGCTGAGCTTTCAGTTTTTTGAACTCCTTCATGTTCTCACTTCTAAATTGAAGTAATGACTGATAAGCAACTCCAATTTCATTTGCTGCTTCCTTCATGTTTTTAGTGTTGAAGATAACCTTATCTACTTCTTCTACAGTTAATCCTTTTAATGTCGTTCTCATGCCATTCGCTCCTTTTTTATTATTGAGGGACGGGTAACCGCCCCATTGATTATGCTAAAATCGTGATTCTTTCTTTATGAACTTTGAGTTCTTCTTCCAGGTATTCCTTAATGTTTAAAATTGCTTCATTCTTCCAAGCTCCGCCATCAGCTTCAAAAAGTGCTGCTTGTAATCCATATGACGGGCTTTCTTTTATACGTAGTACAAATGCTGATTCAGGTTGAGAGATTTCAGTGAACGTTCTGAAAGGCTTTAAATAAACTGGATTCGGTACTTCTTCTTTCTTAACAGTAGTAACACCACGTTTCACTTCTACCATCTGACTGATACCGTCGTCCCCTGTATTTGATACATTTTCAGTCTTGATGTTTCCGATCAGACTCAATACTGTTGCTCTTTCTTCATTTGGAACAAATACTGACTGTAATTGAATATTGAACTTTTCCAGGTCGATAAACTCATTTAATGTTACGTTTGGAATTTGAGCGTTCGATGTGATAATGCACTCACGTCTTTTATTTAAATTGAGCTTTGACTCAATGATTACATGGCTTTCGCTTAATACTGTTATGATATATTTTTCATTACCATCAAATGCAGACTTAATATAATCAACTAATCCAGTCAATGTTGTGACATTTAACTCTCTACGAACTGGCTGTTGTAATTTATACAACTCTCTGTTCGAGTATTCTTGACCATTAATTTTTAGCATCTCAACGCTTGCGGTATTCGCTCTAATCCATTCCATAGCTTCTTTTAACATATTTATCAGTCTCCTTTTTATTTAAATAATGCTTTCTTATTTTTTATTGGTGTAACGTTACTTTCTTTCTCTACAGGTTTGCCATCATCATTTCTAACTGTTCCGTTATCATCAAAATATGTTTGGTCTTTCGCTCCTGACTTCAACTCTCGAGCATGTACTCCAGTTGCATCTTCTCCTGTTAAAAGAGTAGCCATTACAGGCTGTTTTCCTACAAGCGAAGTCTTTGTATCTACTTCAACGTTTAACGTCTCGCGTGCAGGATTTGATGAAATTTTAAATGTAACTGTAACCTTCCTTGATTTGCCTGGCTCTGTATTTGGATCATGAATATTCTTAAGTACATCTTCCATCGCCAAGTCGAACTGTTCTTGTACTGCTCCATCTAAAATCGTATTTAAATTTAAATCGATATTTTTCATTTTTCCTTATCCTCCATTTGTTTTAACTTTTTTCTTTTACTTCTCAACTTATTGAGTTGGTCATACTCTATCCATTCTTCTCCTGTATCATCAGCGTGATATTTTGGAGCCTTACATATCCAAAGCAGCTCCACGTTCGGATATTTAACCATGAATAGCTTACGTTTAATCTTTGCAGTGTCTGTAGCCATACCTTTAATATCAATCACTGTTATGTGGCCACCTGGTAACTTGACTTCAAAATCTGCAACGTAGTACGTCGCTCGGAAGTTGGCCACCTTCTCGATAATCTCGTATTTCGGCTGCAATTTAACATCGATTACTTTCCCTTTCTTCTTCTGTTCAAGAAGAAATTTATAATAATCGCACTCAACAACTGAATCAAATGTGATACCGTCGAAGGTGGACTTCTTGGCATTATACTTTGACCTTTTCTCACTCATCGCATTTAACTTTCGCTTTAATCATTTCAAGTGACTTCTTAACTACCCTGCTGAATTGATCCATGTACTTACTTGATTTGATTGTCGTCTTCATCAGTAGCCACTCTCCTGGCGTTGATGATTAACCTTCATCTTCTTCTTGTACGCTTCAACTAGTTCATCGACAGTATAGTAAGTGTTCGCGAACATAAATGGAGCATACGCTAGGCTGACAATCACACTAATATCGATCCCGTTTATTACTTCATTGGTCAATTTACTTAATATCATTACAAAATTTGCTGAATTTAATTCAAAAGTTGCATCTGACTGTTCTTTAGCAAGCCCTACGAAAAGTGTTGATAATTGTTTTTCTGTATATCCCGTTTTATCTCCAACCTGATTCATTAGTGATAAACCGAACGCTAACATATCTGCGAGCTCTTCTAACTGTAATTCTCTAGCTTTACCTTTATTCTGTTTCCAATTCTTAAAGAATTCGACTGTATTAACCCACTCAACAAATTCTATAAAGAATGCAGCCATTGAATCGCTAATATTCTTCGTTTCGATTCGATCATCAAAATTACGTTGTATTTGAAGTAACCCTACTATTTGTTCTTTAGATATTTTAATCATTACTTATCCCTCTCTTCTCATCACTTTATGTTCTTTTACTTTGTAAAATTCTTTGTATGGTACTTCTAATGCTTTCAGATAGTCCTCAGCACATTGTTTGCTTGAAAATGATTCAACAATCTGATTCTGAGGATCAATTACATTCCAATCGCTATGTGAGTAAATAATTTTCATTCAGTTTCACCTCGTTTCAAATCAGTCATAATTTTTAGGACCATCAGCAATTCATGTTTGGCAATTTTCCACTTACCTTGTTCAATAGGTCCGAAACTTTCATCATCAGCTCTAACTTTGTAATACTCGTACTTTTTCTTCAGAACATCTACCAACTCACTCCATCGCTTTTCAAGTTCATCGGCACGCTCGTACGCTTTACGCCATCTATCTTCCAATTGAAATCTTTTTCTTATCTCTTCACTTATCCTATCTTCCAATTCATCAGCACGCTGTTTTTGTTGCTGGTACCATGATTTATAAACTTCTTCGTATGAATAAGCTAAACCACTTTCTACACCAACAGTTTTATCGTTTAGCCAAATTGAAGTTACTACTTCTTTTCTGCCATATATACCTGTGAATTTATCCCCTACCTTAATCATCTCTCATTCTCCTTTTCGATTCGTTCTATTTCTTTCATAAGTTCGAATACAGTTTTGAACGATTGAACTTGTACGGGAATGTTTTCGAATCGTAATAAATAATCCTTCAACTCATTCCACATCTTTTCATAATTCACAATTCCTCTTTCCTTTCGTGATTTAGTCTGCATCTAATTTTGTCTATCCACGTTGGATTTAAAAACACCTTCGAATGATGGAATGAACCATCAAACATCATGCCATACGAACGAATACCATTGATTCGCAGTACTTCCTCTAAATCCTGGTTATAACTAATCATTACGTTAAACCATATATCTCGATAACCTAGGTTTTTATATATGTTTATGTTATTCAAAACGAAATTCTCTAAACGGTTAGAACCGTCAATTAAAAATGGTGGAATATTGACATGAGCTGTTTTACGTTTTCTCATTCGCCATTCTCCTTTAGTAGTCCAGAATGCTCGTGAATGTTGCCTAGTACTTCTAAATTGTTGTCATTGTCATATAAATCAAACAAGCTACCATCGTTCCAATTTATGACCCAACTTCCTTGATAAAATTCAATGTATCCAATATTTTCCCAATACTTCACAATATCCCCCTCAAAAATCTCCTTACCATTCACGTCATGTAAGCCTGTTGATTGCATGAGTACTCTATCATCTTCATCAACCACATAGTTAAATTCATCTAGTACATGAATACCAAATTTATCAATTTCCATTGTGAAATCTCCTAAAAAACGCTTTTTCTTTTTATCAAAAATTCTAAACTTCGGTGTCATACTCTCTCCTCCTAATAATCAAATAACGTCGCTTGCAATCCAGGTAGATAATTTACCTTCGTTTCATAGAACTTCTCAAGATCGTAGACTGTCTCAAACTGCTCAACGTATACTTCACCATGATTAACATCGAGTACGACATAAGCATCACCTTCTATTGTGAACATGATGCTATTATTGTCGCTCGTCTCCCAATTACTGAATCTGTATTTATTAAATAATTGAATCCACTTTCGATACTCTAAGAATTTAATCATTTAAGAATTCTCCCAATTGCTATTCAATTCTTCGAGTAACTTCTGACGTTCCCTTTCAAGCTCTTCTTCATCGATGTCTTGTTTTTGAGTATTCTCCTGATTGATCCAGGACGGTGTCATTTCTTTTTGTTGATTCTGCTTAGAATAAGTTGACTGCTTTTTAAACTCGAAGTTATGTTCACTCTGTTTAATTTCATCAACAGTTGTTAGTTGCTTCTTCTTCCAGTCATTTAATAAGAAATTAATGAATGAATAGTTGTGATTATTTCTTAATGCTGACTTTTCAATCGCGTACATCATGATGTCTTTACCGTAATCGGTAAAATCTTGTTGTATTTTTTGGAATGTCACTGGAGCAGGATTTTGTTCGATATTATCTTGATATGCATTCACAACTGTTTTGAAGTTGTCGTTGTTACTACTACTTATTACTTTATTATCATTATTTTCTTTATTAACATTATTGTTTGTTTTTTTCTGTGTCTTTTCACTGTCTTTTCTGTGTTCTTTGACTGTCTTTTCACTGTCTTTTCTGTGTCTTTTTTCTAAATCATTATTTTGATAGATGTCATAATTGACAATGGTTACAAGCGTTTTTTTAGTGTCTTTTTTTAAGACAATCATTTTGTCTTCTTCTAACAACTTTAAAAATGCATCTACTTTTGTTAATGACCAGTTCCACCTGTCGCCTAGTTTTCTAAGAGAGGTTATTCTCTGACCACGTTTAACTGTGACTAGCTTTCCATCAATCATTGTTTTGTTGTCTGAATGATTTACCATTAACAATAAATCAACCCATGCTTCAAATCTCGAAAACTTTCTCTCTTCTTCGTATAACCAATGCTTTTCAATTGAGCGATGCAAACTTATCCACCCAGCCATTTACTCACCTCTTTCTTAGCTGAATGAATTAGAACGGCAGATCATCATCACTGATATCGATTGGCCCACTACTATTAAAAGGATTAGCGTTCTGTCCTGTAGTTGTTGTAGATGTTCCATAGCTACCATAATTATTTGTGTTTGTTTGTGTACTTTGTGCTTCATCCTTTTTCTTATTCAAGAAAAGTACTGTCGAATCAATATTATTTACGATTAGCTGCATACCATAATGCTTAACCCCATTTTGGTCCTCATAATTGTTATTTCTCATCTCACCACTAACAGACATGACATATCCTTTTTTAGCGTAGTTATTAATAAATTCAGCAGTCTTCTTAAATGCAACGCATCTGATAAAATCTGATTCGTATTCATCATTTTGATTTTTATACTTACGTTGCACTGCTAAATCAAAACTAACCACTTCGCTTCCAGATGGTGTCACTCTGTATTCAGGATCCTTTGTTATTCGTCCTATGAATTTACAATCATTCATTCGTTATATCCTCCCAACTTATTCTTCATTTCAATTCTACCTACAATAAAATTATTCATTTCAAACAATTGATAACTATCTATATTTAAAGCCTTGCTTATCTTTTCGATAGTTTGGAATTGAATCATCTTAGTTCGACCACTTCTCAAATTAGTGATAGTATTCCTGCTAATTTTAGTCATTGTAGAAAGTTCTGAAACACCAACCCTTTTTATATTCATTATTTCTTTCAAGTTCATAGCCACGATTTCAGATAAATCCATGTTTTAACTTCCTTTCTCTGAAATGTAGACAGGTACACCTGCTACTTCCTGTATTTTTTCTTTAATAACTGCTGCATTAGAATTTGAGTTCGATAGGTGAATCAGATGTACTTCTTTTAATTGAGTAGTATCTGTCGCCCTTAAGAATCCTACTGCATGTTCTAAACTGAAATGCGATTTCATAATTCGTCTAGCAAGTCCGGGATGCAGTGAACCGTTCTGAACGTTATTCTGCATCTCTTCATAGATATAATTAACTTCAAGCATCATGTGCGTGATACCTGGAAACTTATACTGACAGTAGTAAGTATCAGTAACGAATAGCAGCTTATATCCATGTATACTCTTTAGCAGATAACCGCAGGGCTCTTTCGCATCATGATTTACTCTGAAAGCCATTATCGACCACGTACCAATTTTAAAAGTTTTCTTATACTCAACTTCATACAATCTGTGATGCTCTAAATTAATTCCTTCTAACGTTCCTTTTGTCGCATAACATTCTATTCCATGTTTTAAATACTGTTCTGTATATGCTGCATGATCGTTATGTTCATGAGTGATTAAACAACCTTTGATTTTAGAAGTTTGAAACTTCACTGCCTTTTGCATTTCTTTGAATGATATGCCTGCTTCAAGCAAAAGGTCAGTATGGCCATCAGATATCCTGTAACAGTTACCTGATGATCCACTGCCTATAGTTTGTATTAAAATGGGTCTTCTTCGTTTTCCGGTACTGTTGAAGTCGATGCAGGCTTTTCATCTTCAAATTCTTCAAATTCAGTTACGTCTTGAACTTCTTCTACAGGTTCAATGTCATCAATATCTAATACTTCAACCGCTTGATTTTCTTCAATCTCTGCATCAAATACCTCTTTGCGTTGTCGCTCTTCAATATCTTTAACGTGCTGTAAGTTAGCATCTGTTGATGTGTTGATGTATCGTTTAGCTGCTCGATTGATTACTGTTTTCTTGGCCATTTCTTCTTTGAAGTTGTTATGCGTTTTAGAATTCTCTAATGCTTTTTCATCTTTAATCATCGATGACTGCATCCATGCCTGCTTAATCTGTTCCATTGTCATTACTTCAATATAATTCTCACGATCATCATCAAAGACGATAGTGCAGTAAGCTCCAACGATGTTTTCTTTCTTCATATTAAAGAAGTCCTGTTCATGACTGATTGATTTAACACGTCCAGTTTCATCTAATTTATGTTTGAATGTGTCACCTTCATAAATCACTTGTGCCACTACGTCTTTCGCTCCAGCATCACGTTTAAGCATCATGATATTTCCATGATATGAGCGTTGTAACTGCATCTTGTTACCGTAAGGAATAAAGTAGCATTGATTCTTTGCGGGATTTAATCCTTGAGTTACCATGTCCAAGAATGCAGTTGCTTTCGATGCATCAGTACATGCCATCAGCTTTGAGTTCTCTGAAATTTGCAACCATGCCTGTTTTAATGCATTTGATGGTTCATAGTCACGTGGTAACGATAAGTTTCCTTGAGATTCTAGTACTCGTACTTTATTCAGTACGCTGTCTGACACGTTCTTTTCTGCGATTAATTGAGCTTCTACTTTTTGTAATTGATTGTTTGTCATTGTTTATTCCTCCGTATTTTTTAATAATTTGTATGGTTCTACTTCTAACTTTCTTGCAATATTCTCTAATGTCTGAATTGATATATTTTTTCTTGAGCGTTCTATATCATTCAAATGACATCTTGTAATGCCAGATCTTTCAGCTAGTTCTTTTTGTGTTAACTTATGATATTTTCGATATGCTCGAATATTCATTGCGATTACTTGATTAAGACTCATTGCTCAATCTCAATTCTTTATCACCTTCACTAACCTTTAGCTCAATCTGTTGCGAATTAGTCTGATAGACATTCGTAACAGATTCTGCGTTATCGATAAATATTGGAGCATAAACGTTATAATGTGCAGTTAAAGTATTGATAATATCTAAACCTACGTTGATCATCGCTGCAGTATTTAAACCTCTGCCAAATTCGATACCTTCGAATGTAGTGATACATGTTTCTTCAATGTTTCCGTTCTTCTTCTCATCGAATAATTTAAATCTGGCCATCTTGAATTTATTGTTTATAGATTCTTCAATCGTCTTAACTTTCGTGCGATTAAATTCATCGATTAAGTACAGTTGATAATTCAATTCTTCTTTAATCGAGATAAGTTCTTCTTCCTGGATGCGTAACTCTTTGATACGCTCATCAATGCGTTTATTGTTATCGATGCTCGCTTGATGTTTATTGAATTCAAGAACTTTCTGATCTAACTTATAGATTTCTTCTCGAATAGCATTGACCTTCTCTTTATTCATTTCTGCGATGTTACTTCTTTGATGATTTAACTGATTGATTTCTTCGAGTATTGATTTGTATTCAGTAGTTTCATTAACAGGTATTAGCTCATTTGATAAGCTTTCGATTCGTGATTTAAGCGAATCGATAACCTTTTGAACGTCATCTACTTTCTTTTGCTCAGTTTGCAGATCACTTTCTAATTTTTCGATTGTCGGCTTGAACTGCTTACCCTGCTCTAACAACGTCTGCTTACGTTGATTAAGCTGTTCTAACTTCAATGACTTATTCTTGTTGAACTGCTCTAACACTTTTTGCTTTGTACTCTCGATTTTTTCAGGCGGCAGTGCCTGGCCACAACACGAACAAGTATCATCTACAGTTGCGACATGTTCTGATGCTTCAACTTCTTTAATTTCTGCATCGACTTCTTTATATTCTTTTAACTTCAATTCACGATTTGTTTTATTATCATTAATCGATTGGTTAATCATGCGAACCTTTGACTCAAAGTTGAGTTTATTGCTTTCTTCAAGAGATAGCTTTGACTTTAAGTTATTGATATTCGATTGATTATCGCTTGAATGATTCTGTTCAAGTAACTTTAATTCATTCTTCTTTTGTGAAATCTGATTGCGTAATCCGATTTCTTCTGAACCATTATTTATTGAATGAATCTGACCCTCAAAGTCAGCAATCTGTTGTTTAACTTCATCGACATTGATATCTGTATTTGTGACTTCTACCTTTGATAATGTCGCTTCATTGATGCGTACAGGAATATCTTTGATGTCATCATTCGTCTTTTTCAACTTGTCCTTAACCACTTTCTTCTGGTCTTCTACTGATTTGTTTTTCAAAATTTCAATAAGGGGTTCAAGTTCTTTGTTACTCTCGATTATTTCGTTGTCTGAAAGCTGGCCACATACTTCAAATAAGATTTTTCTTCTATCTGTCCAGTGCAGATCATTGAACGTATGAATATTAGTAACTAGCTTGAATATATCTTCATCGATTATTTCGCTAATCTCTTTCTTGAAGTTTGTAATCGTGAAAGGCACATCGTCAATGTACTGCTTTCCTTTTCGTGACTTAGTGTATTCTTTGGCACCAGTCATTTTATTTTCTGTGTACTCTGGAAATGATTCTTTTGTGAGCTTTAACTCTTGGCCATCTTTATCAAATACTGCAGTAACGTGTGGAATTGATTCGTATAATTCGTTGTTGTCTTTATCTAAAGGTACAACGTCAATTTGTTTTCCCTGCAAGTTCTTGCCAAATAGCAACCATTGAAGCGCAGTAGCTGTTGTTGTCTTACCTGAACCATTCTGACCATAAATAGTAGCGTTCTGGCCATCGAAGTTGAATGACTGTTCCTTAATACCCTGGAAGTCTTTTATGATTAATTGCTTTAATTTTAAATTCATTGCACGTCCTCCTAAATTCCAAAACGTTTAAGCTGTGTAAACAACTTATCCATTTCAGTAATGTTTTCTTCAACGTACTCATAAAGTGCTGTAACTACTTCATCATCCATGCCCCAAAAACATGACTCTTCAAATATGTCTTTTCTGAATACAAGTTCAGATGTATCATCATGAAGAATGTAAAAACTTACTTTCTCTTCATACTTTTCTTTGATTGCAGTAAAACTCATACATCTGAAATCAAATTTATCTTTCACAATCGCAATAGGACTTTTAACTAAAAATGTTCTCGGTAAATTTTCCATAACTATCTCCTTTTTATATCGAGATATGCTACACTGTAAGTGTCTAGTTTACGTGAGTGCATATCTTTTGATATGTGCTTTTTTATTTAATCTCATCTAATAAACTTCCAGTTTTCAATAACATTAAATGAGCATCATGTATTTCTTCTGCTATTGAAATGACTTTATGTTTTGCTTTATTACCTTCGCTATAAGCTAATCTCTTTTGTAGGGATAATACATTTGAAACTTCTCCTGCTGTATAATCACGTTTATATAATCGTCTTAATAAATCTTTAGAAAACATTTCTAGTTGCTCATTAACCTCATCAAAAATTGGATTAGTATCTTTATATAAAGCGTCTATTTTCTCTCTCGCCTCTCTTTCTCTCAAGTTTCTAGTTTCAACACATCTTGAAGTACTGTGAAATTTCATATATATTCTCCTTTTTATTTATTTTTTGTAACAAAACTTAATCTGGCCACCGTAATTATTTCTGTATGTTCGATAGATGATATATACATCGTCACGCTTCGAATAATATTTAAAGTCTTCTCTCCATCTTCGCTTTTCCTTATTGTCATAGTTGAGTATGATCGTATGCTGGATATTCCTCATCTGATAAAGTACTCAATATACATACATTCGTTTTTATCATCTACACCATAATCAACAAGAATGTAATGTTTACTTTCTCTGATTTTTCTAATCTCATACTGCCAAATGTTATAATCATAAATTTTGAACGTATCCCTCTGCAGTTTTCTTTCAGGTTTAATCAGTTTCATAATATGCTTTAGTATCAAATGTCTCACCACCTTTCAAAGTGAAGAATCCAGTACCTGCACCACCTGAATAATTCATTATTCATTCACCCAATCTGTATGAATGGCAACAATAAATAAAAGCAGGAATGCAATCATAGATGATGCTAATAAAGTGCCAGGCGACAGATTTACGAAAAGAGCGAAGAACATCATCGCTAATAATGTGAACAATGTTAAAAAGAATGTTATGAATAATGACTTTACAAAGTTCATGCTGTTTCTCCTTTCAAGTAAGGGAACTTTTCTTCAAACTTCTTAATCGGGACTTTACCTCTGACTGAATAGAAACCGTCTTTTTCCATTTCTTCATTCATTCGTCTGATTTGAGTATGAGCATAAGACTTCGAACACTCTAAAAGCTCCATAACATCTTTAGCATTGTAAAAGTGTTTCATATTTGGCCCTCCTTACTGTTATAATTTTCTTAATCCGATTAAGAAAGGTGGTGAAAATATTGAATAGTTATATCATCAGTTATGATCTAAACAACCAGAAAGACTACGATAGCTTGATAACCGCTATTGAAACGTATTCTCATGCTGCTCGTATTAATAAATCTGTTTGGTTTATTAAATCAAATGATACAGTCAAAGAAATAAGGGACAGTTTAGGTGAACTCATCGACAAAGACGATAGTTTATTTGTCGGAAAACTTACAGGCGCCGCCGCTTGGAGAAATGTAATCTGCTCAAATAAGCATCTAAAAGATAATCTTTAATGAGTAGACACTACTTTGATACTTTCTGCTCTTTCAATATTATTTATTTCTCGGATTAACTCTTTCTGATTTATTTGTTTAAGACAAATTCCTGAATGAGCATCTTCTTCAACTAATAAATCAAACAATTCTTCTTTTTTTGTAGCTCTCTTAATCTCCTCCGCCAAGACGACGATTAAGAGGGCTATTTTTAATAAATTTAGTTTGTTCATTTATCTCACCTCGCTATTTAAAAACTTATTAATAAAATACTGTTGTCCTTTACCTGTGACTTTTGTTGTACGAGTCGTTCTAGTTGAACCATCAGCATTGTTAATAACTCTCTTCTTAATATCCATCAAACCTAAGTCCATAGAATATTGAGTTGGTAAGTTATATAATTCACCTTTCTTTCTGATTAGGTAGCCGTTAGCTCTCAACCATTCAAAAAGTTTATTTTGGCCAATTTCAACATCATTTTGTTTTAGCAGTTTAGCAAGTTCGCCAATTAATATTGATGAGTTGCTCGTAGTTAAAGCATCAGCGAACAATACTTTAGGTTTATCAAGTGCTATCTTTTCCTCTAGTGAAATAATCTTCTTGTCTGCAATCTGTAATGCTCTCTTCATAATCATCTCTGGACTGTTCCAGGCTTTTTCTACTTGGATAAAATACTGTCTCGCTTTTTTACCTGGTTCACTTCTTTGAATCATTGAAATTTCTTTGGCCATGTCGAGTTTGATTATGTGGTCAGTAACTTGTCTTGATACACGACGACTACCTTCCAATCGAACTTGCTCAATTTTGAGCGGGTTAAAATCTTCGCCTTCGACAAATCCATATTCAGTCATTCTAGGGAACCAATCTTTATATTGTGTCTTAACTTCTAATGCTTTATGCAACATCCTTCCACTTACTACTACTTCTCCATTTTCATTTTCTTGAACTGGGACTAACTGATTGTTTGTTTTAAGTTTATTCATGTCATTCTCCTTTTACTGATATAATTAATTCATCTTATAATGAAAGGTGGTGGTAATATGGAACAAGTCCACGTTTGTTTATTAGGTGAATGGGTAAATCTCCATGATGATCCTAATAGTAAAATAGGTCCTAATCTTGCACATCCTTCTATTTGGTGGGAAGAAAATGCTGAATTGTGGTCTCCGATAACAAAAGAAGAAAGTCACACAATGTATCAACAAGATTATGTTTATGTAAATTACAAAGGAAGAGATTATCGTATTCACCCAATGTTCATTCAGATCGTTACTTCATAATTTTTGAATGTTCAATCATATTGGATATGATTTGAATATCTTCGTCGTCGAGTTGCAGCTCGGCGGCTTTTTTATTGAATCGTGAATCAACTAATTGATTGATTCCATGCCATTGCTTTTTTGTAAACTGTTTTCTAAATTCTAGGAACTGTTTGATTAATTCGTTCATGTTATCCTCCTATCCTATTGTAATTTTCGGTTTTTCCGAAGTGCTGTCTAAAAAAATATTAGCAACTTTAATTTCTAAGACGTCAGCGATTTTCTTTAAAGTAGAATACTGTGCATTTTCTAAATACGCTACATCTTTTTCATAGTTGCCAATAGTTCTAGCAGTCACTCCACATGCTTTAGCTAATCCCTCTTGTGTGTATCCTTTGAGTTTGCGCCATTGCTCTAATGTGAGAATGATGTTTTCATCCATTTTTACACCTACCTTTCTGTAGTTACAACAACTACATACAACATTCAGTCATGACAATGTCCTTGCATGTATTATGGAATGGCTCATATCATCGCACATTTTCGCTCTTGAATGTTCTATGTAATTGTCGTTATTTAAGTTGATTTCATCTTAACATGTCGGATATTCCGAAGTCAATACATTTGTATCATTTTTTCCGAAAATATTTTCTAGAAAACCATTTCTATGTTTCGGAATATGTGATACTATATAGGAAAGAAATAAATAACTCATTGAAGGGGATGGTTAATATGTTTGCTAAAAATTTAAAATATCTGAGAGAAAAGAATGGGATCGAACAATTAGAACTTGCTGAAATGATTGGTAGAAAAAGTGCTTCTACAATAAGTGAGTGGGAAAAAGGGAAGTATACACCTAAGTTAAAAATATTAAATCAATTATCAAAAATTTTTAACGTCAGCATTGATGATTTGATGGAAAAAGATTTGAGTAAGGGAATTAAACCTATCGAAACAATCGAAGCTAAAAAAGTACCTGTGGTATCTCAAATCAGTGCAGGCGTCCCTATCTACTCAGAACAGAACATATTAGAATACGCATACATACCAGCTTACCTTTCAGAACGCAACAAAGAAGTGTTCTACTTACGTGTTTCAGGAGATTCGATGGATAAGGAGTTTAAAGAAGGCGACCTAGTGCTTGTCGAAAAAGATTGCCCTATCGAGAATGGTCAGATCGGTGTAGTCATGGTAAACGGTTATAACGCTACAGTGAAACGCATCAAATATAAAGATGATAAAATTATCCTGTTACCTGAATCACACAATGATGAACACTTACCACAGATTTACACAAACGATGATACAGTTAAATGTATCGGTAGAGTTATTTCGGTACAGAAATTTTATTAAAATACTTGATTGTCGAGGGATATTCCCTCACAATCTTTATTATAGATGCAAACAAATATAAAAAAAGGGGGATTTTTAGTATGGCAAAATATAGTTTCAAAGAACAATTAAAGATTTCCGCAACCGAAAAAGACTTCAAGAAAAAATTAAGTAATGACGAATTACAAAACTTTAAATCACTTTCAAGAAGTGAAAAAGACGATTTGATTTGGCAGTATATAAACGGTGGAGATACAAATATAGTTTCAACAGGTCAAAATAAAGTTGAAAAATGGTTATCTAACAAAGGTATTCATAACGCTACACAAGTAACTGTTGATGCAGTTGCCCCAATTGCTTTGGATTCTAAAATGAGTAAATTTACGAATACTGTAGGTTCACTTACTCTTGATATCCACAAGCAAGCTGAAATGAATAGTAATTTGATTTTACAAGCACAGAATTACGCATTAATCGCACAAAATGATGAAATTATTAAACAAAATAATGAAATCATTCATTTGTTAAGAGAAATATCGCAAAAGCAAAACTTAATATAAGTCTGTCTTTTTTACAGGCTTATTTTTTATACCCATTTTTAAGAAAGGAGCATATTAATGGCTGTATACAAAGATAAAACTACCGGTAAATGGTATTTTTCTGTACGTTATAAGGACATTTATGGCAATAATAAAAGAAAGCTAAAGCGTGGATTTGATAAGCAAAGAGAAGCTAAAGCAGCAGAAGCTAAATTTTTAACTGAATCAGTTGATAGCTATTCATCAGAACAGACATTCGAATATGTATTCTATCACTACTTAGATAATTCAGACTTACGCCCTAAAACACGTAAACGAAAAGAAAATGAATATAAGAAACATATCCAGGAACGCTTTGGACATATTAAGATAAATGACATTAAACAGAATCAATGCCAGGAATTTAGGAAGTATCTTATTGATAATCTACCCTCAGTCAATTCTGCACGAACGGTGTGGAGTGGTTTTAAAGTCGTAATTAATCATGCAATTAAACATTTTGGATTGCGTATTGATCCAACGGTATCGATTAAACCTATTCCGAGAAAAAAGCCTAAACCGACATTTATCATGCGTGATGAATTTGATAATAAGGTGGATAATTTTATAGATGATGCTTACGTAGAAGCAAGTCAGTTGATGTTCTATTCAGGATTGCGTGTAGGTGAGTGTTTTGCCTTAACGTGGAAAGATATAAATTTAAGCAAGAACGAGTTGATGGTGTCAAAGACAATGGATATTACGAATCGACAAATATATGACAGAGCGAAGACAGAATCATCTGAAACAATTGTTGTATTTCCACAATTTATATCTGATATTTTAAGTGATAGATACGAGCGAGAAAGTAAGAAATGGCAGTACTTTAATGATGATTATTTTGTTTTCGGTGGTATCTCCCCAAAACACTATGCACACTATCATAAGAAATTTAAAGAAGTGTTTCCAGGCTACCATATACATTCATTGAGACATAGCTATGCATCATACCTAGCGAATAACGGTGTAGATATTTTCGATCTACAACAGCTAATGCGACATGCACGCATCACGGAAACATTAGATACTTACTCACATCAATATACAGATAAAAAGCACAAGGCAATTTCCGTATTCGATAAATAAATGGTATCAAATCGGTATCAAAGCCCTGTGCTTTCTTTTATTTATTCAGTTATATCAACGGATAAGA